TCACATCTCGGCCATCAAGTCTCCGACGCAGGTGGCCTCGATGGGCAGCGAGAGCGCACCTGAGTGGTGGAACTCGATCCATAGAGGCCCGGGAGCGATCGCAGGGATTCGAGCCTACTCAGTCTTGTAATGCGATGTCTCTGCTCGAACCAGCCGAATACCAGGTCTTGTTCTTGACAGCAAACGGACACACAGCCAAAGAGATCGGAAGGGCAACTGGTTGGCCCGAGGAGACTGTCAAATCTCTACTTCGATCAACAAGACGCAAGCTCGGAGCGAAGAACACTGTTAACGCCATCTGGATCGCACTACAGAAGGGACTGCTGTAGCGATGTCGTATTCAGCGCCACAGAAGCTCGGAGATCGAATCGGCGCGCCACCTACCGATCCTCTTGGCGTCGTTCTCCAGGGCACGTTGAGCCCTGCCGGGATGGCGCCATGGACTCAGTGGTACGACACTAGCGAGTACGTTCCAGAGCTGAAGTGGCCGCTGTCAATTGGCGTCTACAACCAGATGCGTACCGATCCTCAGCTGTCGGCTCTGTACAAGGGCACGACCCTTCCCATCCGTCGTTGGGATTGGTTCATTGTCCCGAACGGGGCCGACGAATCTACGGTGCGTGAGCTTCAGAAGGATCTCAACCTTCCCGTAGAAGGCGAGAAGCTGCTGGAGCAACCTTTGAGAGGCCGCTCTAAGAACAGGTTCCAGTTCATGGAGCACATGCGCCTGGCCATGCGGGCGCTCTTGTTCGGCTTTGCGTATTTCGAACAGCTGGGAACGATCACTCCGACGGATGCCCTCCCGGACGGTCGCTGGCAGCTACGCAAGTTGGCAGAGCGCCCGCAGAAGACTATTGATCAGTTCCTGGTCGCTGACGATGGAGGTTTGATCTCGATTCGACAGAACATCCGGCCGCTGAATCAAATAGGTAATTATCTCCAGCCCCTGGAGATTCCGATTGATCGCCTAGTTGGATACGTCTGGGAGCAGGAAGATGGTTCCTGGGTTGGTCGCAGCATGATGCGCGACTGTTACAAGAGCTGGGTCGTGAAGGATCGGCTGATCAGGATCGACGCCATCAACCACGAACGCGCTGGCGGTGTTCCGTATGTGACCGCTCAGCCCGGAGCGACGGCAGGAGAGATCGAGCAGCTTCACAACATGGCGCGCGACTTCAAGATCGGAGAGGCTGCCGGTGGAGCTGTTCCGTTCGGTGCTGCTCTGAACATCGCTCGCGCCGGTAACACGAACGTCGTAGAGTCGATCAAGTATCACGACGAGTCTATGGCGCGGAACTGGCTGCTGATGATGATGCAGCTCGGCATGACAACGTCGGGCTCGCGCGCTCTCGGCCGAACGTTCCATGACTTCTTTGCCCAGGGCCAAGACGCGATCGCGCAGTGGTTCGCTAGCGTGTTCAACTGTCATGTGGTCGAAGACTGGGTGGACTGGAACTATGGCGAGGATGTTGAGCAGGTGCCACTGCTTGGATTCAAGCCAGACATCGACCTTGCCCTGTCGGAGATCTCCGGCCTGATTCAACAGGGCGCGATTGTCGTGGATAGAGATTTGGAAGACGCCCTGCGCAAGGAGACGGGGCTACCTCCAAAAGCAGAGGGTGCACCTGACCCGACCTCGCAAGCAGAGATGGCAAAGCTGCAAAAACCTCCTCCTGGTAGTGGTGGTGCGGAGTCGGGTCAGGATGCCCCCGGAAGTGGCACAAAGCCAGAAGGTGGGCAGGGCCAATGAGGGTGGTCATCTCGGTCGGGGGCGCTCCCTCCCGGCTACTCTTTGCGGCTCTGCTCATATGTCCCAGCGACGAGAAGGAGGATTAATGGCTGGGAAGATCGAAGGAGCAACAGGCAACATGTTTGGCGTCAAGGGTGGCGCCAAGAGGATTCCCACCGCCAGGTGGGAGACTAACAGCCCGGAAACGGGTGGCCCGCCCGAGACGAAGGGACGTGAAGGAGCCATGCTCAAGGCAGAGCTGGCCAAGTCCAAGGGCACTGGGTTGAAGGTTCCGTAGATGACCTGGGTGCTGGAGAAGATCGAGGGCACGCCGTACACGCGCCTGAAAGGCGTGCCGCTGGTGGGGACTGGCATCGACTACGTCATCTCGACGCACCCCGAGGGATTTACAATCTCGGAGGAAATGCTGGCAGATGCTGTGGCGGCTGTTGATGATCCAGCGATCGTGGAGCCTCGCATGAAGCTGGGGCATGACGATCCTCGCTTCGACAGCCCCGAGTTCGATGGGGAGCCTGCGGTGGGCAGGATAGAGAATCTGAGTCTGGGCAATAACGGACAGACGATCTATGGTGATTATGTCACCTTCGACTGGCTCGCTCAGATGATCCCTCTTGCCTATCCCAACCGTTCCGTCGAAGCAGGTGCCGGTGTACAGCCGATGTTCATCGAGAACCACGAGACTGTTACTGGCAAGAAGTACCGGATGGTTCTCACGGGAGTGGCGCTCCTGGGGATCGTCTGGCCGGGCTGCTCTACGCTGGAAGACTTGGAGTTGCTGTCTACCGGCGAGGGAGTTACCGTCAAGCAAGAGATCGAGGCTGCCATGAACATCGAGGACGTTCGTACTGCGTACTACGAGCACCTTGAGGCCGAGGGTGGTGATACCTACTGGTGGTGGATCCGAGGAATGCGCCTCGACCCCAACGAGTTGGTCGTGGACGACGACGATGGTCATCTGTTCCGTGTTCCGTTCACGGTAGAGAGTGACTATGTCGAGTTCGGGGATCCAGTCCAGGTGGTCGTAGACTACAAGGACGTTCCCGCAACGGTGGCGGCTGGTATCTACACCGAGGGCCTCATGCTCGGTGGCCGCCAGGGACAGGACACTTGTGTCTTGTTCTCAAGTAGGGCGGAATCCCGCCCAGAGTCCAACGAAGGAGGACAGATGACACCAGAGCAGCGGAAGCAGCTCTGTGCCTCGCTGGGCCTCGCCGAGGATGCGGACAACGCAGCCATTCAGGCGAAGCTCCGTGAGGCAGAAATCCTCCAGGCCTCCACGGGCGAGGAGGAGCAGCCCGCAGGAGACGCCGACGACGACGACGCCGACGATGATGACGGCGACGACGGCGATGAGGAGGGGACAACTGCCGAGGCAGACCTGCCGGAGACGGTGACGGTCGAGGCAAGTGCTTTCAGGCAGATGCAGCATGATGCGGCTCTCGCGCGTCAGCTGCACGAGGAGAACATCGCAGGGAAGAACGAAGCGATCATGAAGGAAGCGGTGGCCAAGGGCAAGTTTGCCCCGGCCGTCGCCGCGTCTGTTCGCAAGCAGCTCGACAACCCTGGTACTCGCGATGCCACGATCAAGTGGATCGCCGAGTGTGCCGAGGGCGTCGTGCCGACCACCGCCATGGGCTCCAGCGCCGCTGGTGAAGAAGTCGAAGGCGGCGAGGTCAACGAGGGGCTGCCGTGGTTCGCTCGTGAGCACGCTCGCGCAGCGCGGATGGCTCAGGCCGACGCAGAGGGTAGGGTCATGTCCGATGGCCGCTATGCCCGCGACGGTTCCATGGTCAAGGCGGGGGTCAACTGATGGCCAACGACTGCATCAAGATCAAGGAAGAAGGTGACGCGATTACTTGTGAGGCCACTGCGGCCGTCACTGGTAAGCGTTTCGTCTACGTCTCCGGCGCGCGTACGTCTGGAGGCATCGGGGCAACCGGCACCGTGCCGGCGGGACAGCAGGGCGCTGGGCTGGTCGCGGATGCGACCGTGGACAAGTCCGCCGTCTACAAGGCGCAGAACGTTGGAGCAGGTCAGGCTGCCAAGCGCGCTCTTGGCGTGGCGGCGTTTGACGCTCCGATCGGAGGACTGTTCACAGTTCTCCGTGAGGGAATCCTGCCCATCACATGCGGAGCGGCCATCACGGCGGGCAGCGAAGTCGAAATCGACGCACAGGGTCGCGTCATCAACATCGCGGCCGGCATCGCCGTCGGAGTCGCAATGGACACGCAGGCAACCGTCGGAGCAGACGCCGAGATCCTGCTCTACAACAGCTAGGAGGGGGTGAAACAGATATGAAGCACCAGGTACTTCCGAACGGGGCTGTGCTGCTCATCGAGGAGGAGATCGAGGCCAGCTACTTCCCCAATACGACTGTCCACCCTCTCGGCCCGCCGACACTGACGGGAACAACATACACGGTGGACTGGGCGCTGAACAACCCTACGCGGGTGACACAGTCGCTCATGGATCTCACCTTGCAGCGATTCTTCGCTGATCGCGTATTCACCAACGCAGGTGGGGTCACCGGCGGCGCGGTCATCTATGACGTGCTGCTCGTCAACGAGCTGTATCTCACGCGTGACTTCGAGATGATCGCCCCGGGAGCAGAGTTCCCGATCGTGACGTCTCAGCGAGTCGCACCGGCCGTGGCGCAGGTCGAGAAGTGGGGCGCCAAGTTCTACCTGACGGTGGAAGCCAGGGATCGCAACCAGATCTCCGTCTTCACGAAGCAGATCCGCCAGATGGCCAACACGCTCGTCCGCAAGATCAATCAGAGGGCTGTGGACACGCTGAACGCTGCGATCACGGCCTACACTCGTACCACGACTGGGAACAGCTGGTCTACGGTGGTCACGACCGGCGCATCTGCGTCGAACGCTCCATTGTGGCCAGCTCGTGACTTCGCCCGCATCACGCAGATGGCGGAGCAGGAGGAGTTGGGATACGACTTCGATCTGTGGCTCATGAACCCCACAGAGTATTTCAACCTCGCCACGATCTACGGCAACTTCCTCAACGACCTGCTCGCTTCAACGGGTTA